ACCGCGCAGAGGGTTGCGCGTATCCAAAAACCCTTTCAGCCAGCCAGGCCCGCGCTTGCCACGACTTCTCGCCCGCCTGGTGAATGGATTCGAGTAGGGAAGTCTCAAGCGCCCGCCTTGCCTTTTTTAGGTCTTCACTGAACCAACCGTGCTTAGATTGCCAGTTAGCAATCGTACCCGGCGCGATGCCCACCGCTTCGCCCGCTTTCTCATAGGTAAGGCCCTTGGCAACGTAGGAAATAATTTTCGCGGCCGTTTCCTTCGTAAGCAATGGCGGGCGGCCGCCTTTATTCTTCGCGGGGACGGCCAGCGCTTGCCCATTAGTTTCCCTTATGTCACCGGCTGCCGGCATAAGCGCTACTTCTAACATACTTTGAGCGAAAACCTAGCACTTGACTATTCAAGCGGGTTGATTACCTTGTGAGTATGAAAACCAAAACCGAAACGGGCGCGGGGAACTTTCCCGCCGCGCATATCGTCGAAAAAATAGTGGCCGCGCTTGAGCAAGGCGACATTCCCTGGAAAAAACCGTGGAGAAGTTGCCGCGCTCATAATGCGGTAACGCGCCATGAGTACACGGGAGTGAATTCTCTGCTGCTGAACCTGGCCGCGCATTATCCTGACCCGCGCTTTCTGACATATAAGCAAGCGCAAGCGATGGGCGCGCAAGTCAGGAAAGGCGAGAAGGGTTGGCCGGTTGTGTTCTATTCAACCATTGTGAAGAAAGGCGAGGAGCAGAAAGACAACGGGGAGAAAGAAGCAACCGCCCGCCGTTTTCGCTTTATGCGATACTATACAGTCTTCAACGCGTGCCAGGTTGACGGTTTGCCCGCGTTGGATGAATCCGCGCCGGTGGCAACGTTGACCGCGCCCGCTGACATTGTGCAACGCATGCCGCGCCGCCCGCAGATTGCTGACGGTTCGCGCGCTTGTTACAACGTCCTGGCGGACCGCGTGGAGATGCCGCCGCGCACTGCCCACTGGAACAGTGCTGAAGAATATCACTCAACACTGTTTCATGAACTAGTGCATGCAACCGGCCATGAATCGCGTTTGAATCGCGATCTTTCCGGCCAGTTCTACGGGAAAGATGGGAAGTATGCGCGGGAAGAGTTGGTAGCAGAGATAGGCGCCCAATTCCTATGTCAGGCGGCCGGGATCAATGTCCCGCAAGTTGAAGAAAACGCGGTGGCATATTGTCAGGGATGGGCGCGGGCGCTCAAAAGCGATCCGCAATCCGTCTTCTATGCCGCCGCCAAGGGCCAGGCAGCGCATGACTATATCCTAGGAGTGGCGCGAAACGCTACAAGCGAGGGTGAATCGTGAAAACCTACCGTTTCGAGGTCTTCGACAAGCGGGATCAATACGGCCAAGGCATGCCGGCGCTTACATTCACCGCAACGTCATGGCGGGAAGCGTTTGAAACGGTGTTAGAGCAATTCGATGCGCGCTTGGAATGCGCGGGAAAGGAGGAAGACCATGAATGAAGCAATCATCTTCGCGCACGGGCTTGGGCTTGGCGCGTTTTTAGCTTCTTTCTTTTGGGTTGTCGGCCGTTGGTGCGCGAAGTAGGCGCGGCCGTTCCCGCAACTGTCCCGGTGTTCGATCCGCCGGGATAGGACGGGAATGGCGTTAGCCAGGCCCATATGAAAACCAAAAAGAAAGGGAAAGAAAAACATGAAAATAGACAACATCTATAAAATTGAAGAGGCAGCGTCGGATGATTCTCGCCGGTTGGCGATCAATTCAGTCCACGTTTCCAAAGTTGACGGGAGCGCCAAAGCAGTTGCAACCGACGGGAGGATCATGGCGCTGGTCCCGGTTGAATTAGAAGAGGGAGACAGTGAAAACGTAAGCGTACGGCCGGATGCGTTCACCGTTGCCAGGAAAGAAGCGAAGAGCAGGAAAAACCTGCTTTCCCTTATTAAGTTAAACGGTAGCGCGACGGTAAAGTTGGAGGACGGCGAGAGGTCTTTCGCCTACGTTGACGTGAATTATCCCAACTTCCACCAGGTATTACCCAAGCCAGCGGAAAAGACGGTGCAGGTCGCACTGGATATTAAGTTACTTACGCGCTTGTGGAAGGCACTTGGAGGAGAGGCAGGAAAGGAAGCGGGAGTTATCCTTACAATCGCGCTTGGCGCGGATGGTAAGGCAGACACGTTCCGCCCGGTTGAAGTTAAAACCCGATGCGGTGAAGGCTACGGGATCATTATGCAGTTGCGAACTGCCTAATTAGGCCCGTCCCGCCTTATGCCCTATCGCCTCAAAAACGGTAGGGCATACACGGGACCGGCGGACGCCGGGACCATATGAAACAGAAAACAGAAAGGAAACAGAGATATGAAAGAAAAGAAACTTAGCGAGATGCTGCAAGAAGTAATCGAAGAACATAACAAGCGAACCGAAAAGAACCGGATGCACATGGTCAAACTTTCAGAGTTGGCCAAGGCGAGAAAGCAAACCTATACGCACACGGGCGTTGATCCGGTTGTGACGTTGGTGACGCGGGCGGGAGGTCAAAATGATTAAGACAAGAACGGGAGCGCAAAGATATAACCGAAGAATGGAAAAAATATGGGAAAACGCCAGAAGACTACAAAAAATTTATGGCGCTGACGTTATTATTGAAGTTAGGGGAGGCGTTGCCGAAATAACTAGGCAACCCGAAAACATAACGGTCTCAATTATAGACCACGACAACTCCGAACGTTAACAAGCTGCCCGCGCCAAGTTCCAACCCTGGCGCGGGTTTGCCTTGCCTACATTCAAACCGCTTGCATAAACGGTAGCGGAGGCACATGGACGAAAACATAAAAGAGTATCTGGCTTTTATCGGCAGCAAGGGCGGCCGGAAAACGGGAGCATCAAAGCGAAGGTCGCGGGAGCATTACGCCAAGATTGCTGAGATTCAACGGGAGCGCTGGAAACGGTACCGCAAGGCCAAGGAAGCCTCTATAAGGAGCGGGAGCGTTAAGTAACGGTAGCACAGCTACTTGCCGATACGGCAGCAGCAGGCTCGGTTTTCTAGGGGGCGTCTATAAGGAACGGTAGCCCCGCTGTCGCTTACCTGTGAGGCAGGGATACCCCCCTTAAAACCGATCCTGGAGCGATTGCGATGGGTTGTCGTAGCTTTTTTGGCGACAGGTGTGGGCTTTCTCACCACTTCCTACATGACCAGTACCTAGCCGTCAGCTTGCTAGGCGGTGCAGAGTCGCACCGATGCCTTGCCCGAAAGCTGCGCCTGCGCCCCGGCTCGCTCTTTCTGATGCGCATACTGCGGTCCCCGAAGCGGATGGTCTTGCTCCTGCCGTTGGCGCAAGCCCGCACCACGAACTTCTTGGGGCCGGTGCTGGCTCTGCGCGGGCTGTTGCACGGTAGCTTGTTCATGGTGTCCTGTCGGCCAGTGCCTTGATCTTGGGTGCGTGGGCTATCAGAAAGTCCCCCAGGTCGCCCAAGTCCTCGATGAGACGGTCAAGGTTGGTCTGGTAAACCTCATGGCTACAGTTAGCCAACACGTCCCCGAACAAACGGTCCACCAGCCCCAGCGTGGTGTGCAGCCGCCTGTTCTCTGTGATGAGGAGGGCAATCCACTCGTGGGCCAGCTCAAGGCGGGCATCCTTACTGAGCTGCGAATCCACCCTTCTTGGCTTTCATCATGCGCCAGACCCTCTTGCTGACGGTGCTTTTGCTTTTGGGCCGAGAGATGCCCAGCCGCTTGCGGCGGTTCATGTTGGCGTAGAGTCCTTGTTTCACCCGCGTAGTTTAACACCTACTTGGGAAGCGCAAAGAGCTACGCCGTTTAGCCAAAACTTCCTTTAGGGTTTCCCGCTTCCTGGCAAAGGGCTTCTCCTTGGGTGCCGCCCTGCGCTTCAGAATAAGGTCATGAATCTCGCCGTGCCCCATCTTCTCTGACTCCACAAGCGGTCCCTGCAACACCTCGATTGCGGTCTTTATCTTTTCGTCATCCCGGCCTTCGGCAATCATTCTGCACACCGCCCCAAAAATCATACCGCGTATGACCCTTGGCGCATTTTGCGCAAAGTCAGCCCACGGGTCGTAGTCCTGAACCATCTTCACTTGGCCTCACTCCAATCCCCAACCGTGACCTCCCCGTCGCTGGCCGCCACAATCCTGCCGTTGCAGGCTTTTTTGGCCATATCCAGTTGATGCACAAAGTCTTCATCCACACAAAGGGCGACCTGCCTTGGTTGTCTCGGTCCTCGCCTTTTTACCCTTTTGTTGATTGATAGCGACTTGTGTTGTTTTGGGACAGATGGGACGGGTTTTTCCAAGTCCATTGCACACACGGTGCGCTTATTAGCGGTGTCCTTATATGTATGTTTAGATTCTCTCGTGTGTGCGCGTAGGTTAGAAAAAGGTGTCCCATCTGTCCCAAAATACCCTTTTGGGCTATGTTTTTGGGGTTTGAACGGCTTTATGACGATCCGAATGGGTTGTTTGCCACCCCTGCCAGCCCCCTTGCGGTCCCCGGCCAGCTTGGCGATGAGCGACCTGTGAGCCTTGTTCTTGGGGTACTTGGCGCAGCCGAACTTGCCGTCCGCCCGGATGTAGAGGTGTTGCCCCTGCCTGTCCTCGCCCTTGCTGGCGCAGGCCGGGCACCTTGCCCGCTGACCCCCGCCCGGCCCCTTCTTGACCTTCTCCAGTTTATTGAGGTCCAGAGCCATAAAACTCCTCGGGTGCGGGCGGTTGCTGGCCGTCCACCCGGATGTTCCTGAACCCGCGCTTGCTCCTGCCCTTGCCCTCCAGGCTGTGGCTTTGCGTGACCTGCCGCAGCTCCAGCATCTTCTGGTTGATGACCCGCTGTAGCTTGGCCTGTTCCATGGCCACCCAGCCCCGCTCGGCGCAGTACTCGCCGTAGGCCGTGATAAACTCGTCGTTGGAGACGGTTGCGCCCGGATCCTTGTGAACCCGCTCCATGATGAAGTGGGTTACACTGTCCGACTCGGCCAGAAGGTTCTCCACCTTGCGCCGCTGCGCCTCCCCGATTCGGATGTCGCCCGTCTCCCTGACGTCCTGGAGCAATGCTTGGAAGCCTCTTAAAAACCACGCCAGGATCGCCGGCCCCTCCTCCTCGACCAACTTCTCGGCAAAGCGGTCGATCTTCTTGGCGGGGGGAGGTTGGTTAAACTCAATGAGCAAAAGCCTCCGCCCCCACGCATCCACGTCGCCCTCCAGCGCCACCTTCAGCCTTTCGTTGGCGGTGATGACGATGTTGAAGTTGCCGTGCAGGACCACCCCGTCGTTCAGCCCCTTGCCCTCCGCCTCGATGGTGTCCCCGCCCGTCAGCGCCTTGATGACCTTGGCTCCCGGCGTGGACAGGAAGTTGCCCGGAACGTCGGTGCCGGAAAGCAGGGTCTTGGCGCGGAAGCGGAACAGCTCGAACTGGTTGTTGAGGTGGCCGGTTCGCAGGCTGGCCATGTTGTGCTTTCCGACCAGAAGCATCTTGACGCTGACCAGCGTGGACTTGCCGCCCCCGGCTTGGCCAAACAGCACCATCAGCCTTTGGATGATGTTGCGCCCAAACAGGCACATCCCGCCATACTTCTGGAGCAGCTCGACATCCTCCGTGCTGGCCAGCGTGGGCAAAACCAGCTCCTTCAAAAACCTCTTAGGCTCCAGGTCGATGCCCTGAAACTCGATGGGGGATTGGTTTCGGGAGAAGAAGTCCGGGCTGAACTCCTGCTCGTGCAGGGTGCCGTCCTCGTCAAAGGTCAGGTACACGTTGGCGCAGTGGACGCCGTGGGCCGCCTTCTCGGTGAAGGCATCCCGCACCTCGGCCATGCCGCGCAGTTGCCGGGTGATGCCCGACAGCACGCGGTCCGACCTCATGTGCTGGGCGGAGGGCTGGTTGTTGTTGCGCCCCTGCTCAAGAATGTTGCGGCTGATCTCCTGCTTGATGACATCCTCGCTTTTGATCTCCCAAAGCCCGGTGTCGGGGTCGTAGCAGTAAAACCGCTTCTCCGAAGGCTCGTAGAGGATCTTGTTTTCCGTGCAGTACATCGCCGCCCAGAAGCCCTCGTTGACCCCGATGACCACCAAATCGTCGCCGGCCATCTTGGTCTTGAACGGGTCGCCGTGCCGCTTGACCAACTCCTCGTATTTCTTCTTTGACTCCTCCGCCTCCCACGGGCGGTCGCAGTCCTTGGGCCACTGGATGTCGGTGAAGGCAATCTCGATGGCCGACTTCCCCTGGTTGGGGTAGCTGTAATTGGCTCCGTTGGGGTGTTTGCCATACACCACCGTCTGCCCACCCGTCCCGCGCCACTCGCCCCACGGCTCCGTTCCGGCGCTGATCTTGTGCAGGTCGGGGTACTCGCCCCTGACGATGACCCAGAAGTTCTTGCCCCGCGCACCCTTGGTCTGGAAGGTTTCGGCCAGGAAGGGGTTGAGTTTGACAAACTCCTCGGCGCGGATGTCGGAGTCCACGTCGATGGCGCACAGGTTCCCCGACGGCGCGCCCATCAGCACGCCGATGTTGCCGCTGTGCAGGCGCTCGATGTACTCCGGCCGCTGCGTGTCCTCGTAGGTCGTGTTCTGCCAGCCCGTGGCCACGGGATACTTCTGCATGGAGGGGATGTGCAGGAACACGGGCCTGCCCCCCAGCCTGTCCTTCAGCTCGTTAAGCCAGCCCGGTTTCATCTGGAAACTTCCGGCTTTGTTTCATGGGCGGGAACAAGCCCAGGGGCGGAGAAACCTCCACGCCACAAGGGAAACAAACCCACCGTCGCAGGTTCTCCCTGCGCACCATTCGCCGGTTTGAAAGTCACTCCCTCTGCGCCTCCATCGCTTCCTTCGCCCTGCCCACAATCATCTCCGCCGTCACCGCCCGGATGGCGTTGCAATGTAGTTGCGTCCCCTTGGTGCGGTTGGTGGCGTCCTTGCACTTGGCCTGGGGCAGCCCCATCTGCGGGTGGCAGGGTGCGTGCGGGCAGACCGATGGCGCGTAGCAGGGGAAGGAGAGGGGATAGTAAGAGCAGCGGTCCTCGGGCGCGTAGCTGCCCCAGATCGACACCGTGGCCGTGCCTACCCCCGCGCTGGCGTGAAGCACTGCGCTGTCAGGGCAGACCACAAAGTCGGCCCCTTGTAAAACAGGAAGCAGCGTCCTGAACTGCGCAGTTGAGTTGTAAAGGTCAAACACCCGCTTGTGGTCGAGCCGAAAGTCCACCGACGGGCTGGCACCGACAATGACAGCGCGGTGGCCGGGAAACTCCTCTAACAGCGCCAGCACCGCCACCTTGCCCTGCTCGACAGGGTAGGACCGCGTCGGGCCGGAAGCGTTGACGTGGTACACAAAGTACGGCTCTGGGATCGGCCACTTGTTCTGCTTCTTTAGCTCATCCATGTCCGTCGCGATCACCGTCAGCGTCGGCCGCTTGTAGATGGCATCCACCTTGACCTCGTCCGTCTCCGCCCCCATCCACCTGTAAATCCTGTCCCAGAAGCATCCCGGCCCCGTGCCAAGCTCTGACCCCATGACTTTCCCGCTAAACAAATCGTCGAGAGGCACGTGCGCGTCCACCGCGTCCCACGCCTCTGCGACCGCTGGCAGCGGTATCAGCCTTGCCCCCAGCCCTCCGTACAATGTCAGGTTGCGGGCAGGTGCGTACACGTCCACCGTGCCACCACTCTTCTCGACCAGGTAACGCACGATGCCCGTTGCCATGATGGCATCGCCAAGGGCGCCCGACCGATAGACTGCCGTGATCCCGCCCGTGGCGCGGCCGGGGAAGTAGGGCTTGATCTTGTGCGGGCAGGGGAAGAAGTCTTGGTTGAATGGATGGCCGGTCAGCTCGTCGGGCAGGACATACGTGACCAAGGGCCAGCAATGGTTGTCGTCGATCTTGTGGGTGCCCGGCGTGCGGTTGGTCCAGAGCTTCATTTGCGTTTGCCCTTCATGCGCTTGGCGTAGGGGCTGAATCCCTGCATGGCGGCGTGGACGACGGCGGTGTGGTTGCATCCCCACGCCCGCGCAATCTGCTGGAAGGTGTAGCCCTGCTCGCGCTGCACCTTCCAAAGCGTCCACCGCTTGGCCGTGACCTGGCTGGTGCGGTTGCCGCCGCCCGACCTGCGCTCGCCCCGTTTGACCTTGGCTGGTTTGATCCGCAGCTCCTTGGGGACGACGATGTCGCGCTCATCCAATACGCCCGCCAGCGCGGCCGAGGCTTGGCGCTGGTTATCCTCGCGGATGGTGACGCGGTTGGCGGCCAGCTCCTGGCGCAGTTGGCGAAGACTCTCCGCCGTCTGTTTGCAGAGCAGTTCCAGCTCCTCGTTCCTTCTTTCCGTCTGGCTGACGCGGTAGGTCAGGGCCGAGATGGCGGGGTCAATCAGGGTGTCTTTCATTTATTTCTCCTTGGTTGTTTTTGTTGTTGAAGTCGCTACTTCCTTGGCAATCAACCTCGCCGCATCCACGTCGGCCAGGAGCGCCCGGAAGCGCGGGGCCACGGTGCGTTCGGCCCGGTCGCGCTCCTTGGTGAGCTTGCGTTTGACGCGGTCGAGGATTTCCAAAAGCCACTTGGCGTTGTCACTCACGCTCAAACCCTCCCGTCAAAAGGTTCAGCTTCCAGCCCTTGCCGTGGAAGGTGTCGTAGAGAAGCTGGTTGATCAGCATGGCCCGCCAGCCAAGCCCAAGGGGAAAGAGCAGGCCGGGCTGGACCGCACCCGACTCCAGCATCATCTTGAAGAAGCCAAAGTCCTCCTGGCTGATCTTGGCGCGGATGACCATGTTCACGCCGAGTCCTCCCCGACCACATCGTCAAAGGGCGCTTCCTCGCAGGCGTGTATGTCGGTCTGCACCTTGAGCCAGGCGGGCTTCTGGCAGTTGGTCTTGGTGAAGCTGATCTCATGCCAGAGGATGTTGTTTCCGGGGTAACAACCGATGCGGCCGTTGGACAGCTCGATGAAGTGGTGTGCCTTGGTCTGGCTTGGTTCCATCGAGTAGCTGTCCCCAAAAAACTCAGCGGTAAAAAGGTAGCTGCCGCCCATCCAGTGCTGGCGGGTGGGCAGCCACACCGACACATCCAGCTCCTCCAGCGCGGGGTAGATGAGGGTTGTAAAATTGATCCCGAAGCAGTCCCACCTCTGCGCGTCTGCCGTTTTCCACTTCTGCTCAAAGCCGACCTCGCCCACCGCCAGGGCCGACAGCGGCAGTCCCCGGTAGAGCGCCCCGCACTGGAGCAGCACCGTGCAACCGAAGGCGCGGTGCGGGATGGCGTTTAGCCCGATCCACGCGCACGGCTCCCAGCCCTGCTCCTGGCCCTGCGACATGGCGGCCTTGTCCGCATGGACATAGAGGTGGCGGGGCAGGGGGGCGGCGTGTTCCATGGCCTAGTCGCGGTCCCGGTTGACGTAAATCATCCAGAGCGCAATGCAGCACCCGGCCAGCGAGGCCAGCATGATGAGCAGGTCCCTCACTGCTTTTTGGCCTTCATCGCCCCGGCTTCCAGTGCCAGCCGAAAGCCGTAGGCAAACATCTCGTCCCGGTCCCAGAGGATTTTCTTTCGGCCAAACTTGACCAGCTCGGCGTAGGTCTTGTCGTCGCAGTCCACCTGCAACAGCACATAGTTGACGTCTTTAACGTGCTTGACGGTGAGGGTGGGCAGTTCCTTGGTGCGTCTCATTTTAGTCTCCTTATCGTCTCGATCAGCCAGCCCAGCGCGAAACACAGCAAGAGAAACAGACCCGCCAACGTGCCAAAGATCAGCGCGAGCTGAAACGTGACGAACACAACGGCCAGGAGGAAGTCGGTCATTGGACATATCTTCCTATGACGTGCCGGTTGAGGGCCTTCTGGTCCACCGAAGCCCCGGCAAGGCGACACCAGAACAGAATCGTCCCGTCCTTGAAATCTTTGACCAGTCGTTTGACTGCCGATATTTTGCGATAACAAAGACAGTCGGAGAGCCTGTGACCCGGGGTGCCGACGACCTTGAGGCCCTTAAGAATCTTCCTGCGGTTGAGCAGATGGATGTCCAGAATCGCGCGAGTGGCGATCTCGCCCGCCAACTGCTGGTAGCGCTCGTTCTCATCGCCCTTAACTAACCTTTCCGAGTCCACCGCTTTGCTTTCTTTTTGCCGCTTCTGTCCCGGCACCAGACGGCGTAGGTGTTCCACTGGTAGGCCGCGTCCTGGGCGGCCTGCTTGTCCTCAAACAGATCGGTCAGCGGCGGCAGGCCGTCGGGCGGCTCGGCTCCCCACAGGCGGGGGCCGATTGGGTTCCCGCTGGTGGTGTGCAACCGCCACCGCCCGCACTCCTCGACCACCTTCACAAACGTCATCGCCCCAGCTCCTTCAGCTTCTCGTCATCCGCCTTGATCGTCTCAATCAGCTTGTCCATGTCTGCCGACTGCCCGGCGTAATGAATAATCTTGGCGTCGGCGTGACGGTTCAGCCCAAAGTGTTCCTCCACCGAAGTCATGCAGTTGTAGGCCGGGTCCAGGTCCTCCAGCGTGATCCCCCACAAATGCGCCATGATGTTGAGCCACGTCTGCTCACCAAAGTGGTTGGGGTGGACGGCAAGGGGTGGCATCGACAGGATGCCCATAACGCGGTTCGTTATGACAAAGACGCCCGTGTTGACATAGAAGCGCGGCTCGATGTGTCCGCCAAAGGAGGAGGCCAGCGCCACCATGCCGGGCTTGCGGTCAAGAAACGCCCCCTCGTCAAAAGCCTTAAACGATCCGCAACTCTCCCCGATGTCCTCACAGTCCTTGGCAATCAGCACGTCGGCGTCAAAGAAGGTGATCTGCTCGTAGCCTTTCAGCGCCATGAAGTTTGCAATCACGCTCTTGGTGTACTGCATCGGCTCCGTCAACGGCTTGGCGATGGCCAGGAAGTCCTGCCCCGTCCGCTTGGCGTAGTCCTCCATGCGGGGGCCGGTGACTTTGAGCAGCCGTTCCCACGGCTCGCCAAAGGCCGTTGTCACCACCCCGCGCTTCACGCCGGTAACTCCCACGTCTGGCGGCAGGCCAGGTCTTCAAGCTCATTTGTGGCGCATTGGACGATAGCCGGGTCAATCGTGGTCAGCCGGTTGCCGCTAGAGTCATAGATCCGCAGGTTCTCCACCACGGCCTCAACTGGAACTTGCGCAAAGACGTGCTGCCGAAAGCCCTCCGGCCCGATGTCCTTCTCCTCGGTCAAGACATCCACGTCGGCACTGGCTCCATACGAAACCCCTTCGTATTCAAAGTCACACTCCAGCTCGCGCCATCTCATAGCCGGGGTAGCTCCTTCTTTAACTGCGCCCAGGCAAACAAAGACCGCACAATCGCCCGCTCCAGGTGATCCAAGGCCGTCTCTCCGTTCTCGTCTGGCTGCGGGGTATTCAAGTGAATCTGCATCTGCGCCGTGGCGTTGTGCCGGATCGCCCGCTGAATGTGATAATCGTAGGTCGGCCTATCCTTTTGAAACCACTCGCCGTAAGCCGACTTGGCAGACCCCTTGCCCATGACCCGCCAGACAATCTCTGCGGCCGCCTCGCCTAGTTCGCCGATGGTGGGAGGCGTCATAGTTCCATCCCCGGCGGGGTGTAGCCCTTTAGCCAAGACCAGATTTTTAGGAGGTTCTTGAAAGCCTCAAACGACTCAACCAACTCCTCCTCATCCCACTGCTTTGTCAGGATGCGGGTCGGGTCGTTGCTGGGCAGCACCACCGAGACGCACGCCAGCTCCGGCTTCTCCTCCTTGCAGATTTCCCGGTAAGCCGAAAGTTGTGGGCAGTCGCTCTCTGAATAAAAAGGCTCATACTTGGGATTATATTTTCGGTTCTTCAAATCAATCACCGCCGTGCCGATGTCCCTTAGTTCCACCAAGGCATCGCACCGTCCGGCGTAGCCCTTGCCCACCAGCGCCTTCTCGCACCAATAAGTTTTGACCACGTTCTCCTTGGCCCACTTCTTGAACGTCTCAATGTAGGGTTGAAGCGTTGGCTCCTTGGAATGTTCCCGGCCAAGCAGGATGTTCTCGGCTTCCAGGTGCATATCGGTGCCGTGCTGCGCCGCCTTGGTCGTGGACTCCTTGCTGTCGGCCACGCACCGCTTGGCGTAGTCGGTCAGATCCTCGCCGTCGTTGCGGGGCAGGGTGAGGGAGGAGAGGATCGCCTGCTCCACCTTCCATGCCGTGAGGTTGGGTTTCTCAAGGATGCCCAACACGCTGGTGACGGACGGAAGAAGTTTGAGCTTCCTCGCGTCCGCCACCGTGGTGTTCCTCTCCTTGCCGTTGGCACCGATAATCACGTGGGCGGATTTTCCGTCCTCCGTGTACCAGTGGCCCGACTCCTCCGTCTTGACCAGACGGGAGGTGCTGGGTTCCTTGGAAGTGAGGGTCAGCGCCATTAGAACGGCACCTTGTCCGGGTCGGTCTCGTCAATGTCGTCGTCGCCGGCAGTCACCGCCGCCTTGGCTGGCTTGGCCTCGGCAAACTCCTTGCTGGCGCGGATCTTGTCCTGCAACCACTCGGGCAGGTGGCTGAACGCGCCCTTCTCGCCCTCTTCGATCTCGTAATAGACCGGCTCGTTGAACGGCTTGGCGGGCTTCATGCCTTTGGGCAACTTGCTCACGCCCGTGATGGCGGCGTAGGTGCGCCCTTGGTTGCTTGTCTTGTGGATGACGTTGATCAGCGCCGATTTGCCCAGGAGGTTCTTGAGGCTGAACTCCTTCAGCTCCGCCGAGGTGAAGGCTTGCCCCCGCCAGCTCTCCAGCAGTTGGCGAAGGCTGGATTTCTGGCCAAGGCTGCGGGTCTTCTCGGTCGAGACGACCAGCGGCTTCTCCACCTTCGTGGTCTTGCCGTTCTCGACGACCTCAAACTCGTCGGTCAGGTCGGGCAACTCAAAGGTCAGCCGGACCTTGGCCTGCCACTTTTCCTTGTCGTCCCAGTTGCTCTTCTGAGTGCCAAGGTCCACGAGGGAGTACAGCACCGCCCGGTGCGACCCCGCCTCAATGGGCTTCTTTTCGGCTCTGTCTGTTTCACTTAGGGTTAGACTCACTGTTTTTGTTCCTTTCGGGTTATGGTTTGTTTGGGTTGGTTGAAATCATCTCGCCTTTGACGACAAGTGTGGGTGTTTGAGCTACACCTTGGACAACAGTTGGCCGCTCCAGAAGGGGAGGGGCCAACTCGCGTGCCAACTGGCAGACATCATCCGCGTTCATTATCACCATCCAGTTTTTTGATCCGTTACGCCGAAACCAGACGCTTGGTATCTTTCCGCTTGGTGCGTCCGACATAGCCTGTTTGAGCCATATTTCGGGCTTTAACGCCTGGCACCGCTTGGCCTCGACGTGGAAGGGGAAGTTGCCGCAGACCACGTCCCCGGAGCCGCCCTCCGGGTTGCCCGCATACTGCTGGCTTCGCCTTGCCTTGACCCAGCCCTGATCCCGAAGGTAGCTGGCCAACTCCCTTTCTCCCCTTGCTCCCTTTTGACGGCTGTTCATCTATGCCCGGAAAGTCAAACCGCCCCGACCAGATGGTTACGTCCCGCCCTTTGTAAACCTGCTCCGCTATGATGTCCTCCCAATCCTCCGGCACCATTTGCCCGTTTAGCTGCTCTGCCATAAAGAAGGGCAGGCTGATGCCCAGCGTCAGGCTGTGGCCCTTGCTCTCGATTTTGATGGTTCCGAATGTCAGTCGTGTTGTGTCCATTTTCATCTCCTTGTTTTTGGGTTTCATTTTGGTTCGTTATACGTTTGTATAATAAGGACCGTGGTACATTTGCCGTCCCAGACAGGCAATTAAAAATCTCGTTCTTGTTCACCATGCCGTGGGCGATGCGCACGCCCCGGCGATGGCACCAGCGGCGGGCGGCCAAAAGATTTTTCAGGCCGAAGTAGGAGCGGTGTTCTTCCAACGTCCACCATGTCTTGTTTTCCTGCTCCATGGGTGAGGTGATTAGTTGCTTAAACTAAACATGGCAACAAAAATGTTTGTTTGGACAAAAATAGTTGTCAGCAGGGGTGTGAACAAAATGTTAATAAAAGTAGGTAAAAATATATTGCCTGTAGCCCAAACAATGGCACAATGCAGGTATGGCAAAAAAACAAGAGAATAGACCCATGTATTCCAGCATCATCTCGATCCGCCTGACCAAGGTGGAAAGGGAAGCGTGGCTGCGGTTCAGCGACAAGATGGGCATGAGCGGGAACAGGTTCTTCGCCCGCGCCATCAGCGAGTATATGAACCTGATTGAGCAGCCGCCCGGCCAGCCCATCAAGCTGCCTCCCTTCCTCCAGTACTGCCGAAACATCGTCCACGGCGGGGACAGCTACTTCAAGGAATAGCCATGGCCTGCGCCGTCAAGATCGGGCGGATGTGGCACGTTCAATGGCAGGACCGTGGCCGCACCCGCCGCATCACCACCAAGGTTTACCATGAGGGCAAGGCCCGCCCGCCCCGGCAGGTTGAGGACTTAATCACCCACTACCGCAACCTTGAAAGCGACCTCTACCACGGCCTGGAACGCCCCGGTGCGCCCGTCCGCGTGGACGACGCCGTCCGCGCCTATCTGGCCGACTTGGAGAATCGCCACAAGCTGGGGGCCGTCACGGCTCGCACCATCGGCAACGCCCGCCACCGGCTCCCCATGCTCCAGGTCATGCTGGCCGACCAGCGTATCTCCTTCCTGCACGACGCCACCTACGTGGCCTGTCAGCGGGCGATGGTTTGCTGGAAGGACAGCTACGCCCCCTCGACGCTGGAACATTTTGCCCACCTATTATCCGCCGTGTGGAACTTTCAGAAAAAGACCCACAAGCTGAAATTGGACTGCCACTGGCACGGCAAGGGGGTGTTGCCCAAGGTGGCCAAGGTGGAGCGGGCGATACTATCAAATGAGGATTGGCAGATCCTAAAAGCAGAGCTTGAGAAGGCCCACCCCTTGGTGCGGTTCTGCGTGACGGTGAGCCACTACACCGGGGCGAGGCTGATGGCGGCCGCCAACCTGACCGAGTCGGACTTCAACGTGCAGACCCATGAGCTGACCTTGGCCGAATCCAAGGGCAAGCGGCTGGTGCATCCCTGCTGCCAGCAGTTGGCCAAGTTACTCTTGGATTGGCCTGTCCAGAGCGACCACCGCTACCTGCCGCCCGTCACCCAGGGCCAGTTGTCGGCAAGGATCAGCGCCTTCTTTTCGGTCCTCCGCCGCCGTTATCCGGGGGGCTTTGTCGGCATCAGCCACCACTCGCTCCGCCGCACCTATATCACCCGCGCCAACCAGCTCGGGCTGCCCAAGCAGTGGAGCATGGATCTGGTCGGCCACGTGCGCGAGCAGACCCATGACATCTACCGCCAGATTATACCCGAAACCCTGCGGGTGGCTGACCAGAGGATTGCCGATAGCTGGGAAGACCATACACAAAACCATCAACTAAACTTGGGTCAGAATCCATAGAACCTGGTCGAAGTTGACTTTGGTTTGGTCGGTTTCTCCGAGTGAAAACCGATGTTTACACTTTTGGCTCTCTCTAGGCCTCTAGACGACAGCGCCCCTAGTAGGCGGGGTGCTGTCCTATATGGGTTTTACTCTGTTAGCAAGCGTGTATTACAGCGGTAGTTCAAGCACCAGCATACACAAAACCATCACCAAGATTCCAGTATGCCCTCCGGCTTCAACGAGTTGGCCACCTCGGGATGGGCGTCCAGCCAGGCCACGGCCTCGTCGAAGTCGTAGATGTTGGCCAAGCCCTTTTCCAGCTCGGCTTGCGCCTCCTTGGGCGTCACAGCTCGCTTAAAATGCGCCAGCTTGAGCCTGAGCGGGGGTAGAACTTCTTAGAGGATGCCCGGCACTGCTTGACGGGTAACAGCCAGAACAGGTCCTCGGGTAGGGCGTGGCAGACCACGTAGTCCACGTGGGAGCCGTAGTACTGCGTCTTCTTCTTGCTGCCCTTGCAGGTGATAAATCTGTAGAAGGTCTTGCCCAGCTCCATCCCCGCCGTGGCCTTGACCTGGATCCTATGAAACTTGCCGTCCTTCTCGGCCACCAAGTCGTAGCCCGAGAAGTCCTCCATCGGGGTCAGGACGCTGTAGCCGTTGCGAAGGAGCGCGGCCGCCACCTTGGCCACCCCGACCGCTCCGATCTGGCGGTTGCCTAATTTCATGTTGACACCTGTGGTTGAATGGACGACATTTTAGGCATGAAGATAAAAACATTGATTATCGCCCTGACCCTCGCAGCCCTCCCCGCCTTGGCCGACGATTTTGACGACTACGTGGCGGCCGTTTATGGCGGCAGGGGAGACTTCGTGCGGGCGGGCAGCACCTACATCGGCAGCAACGACATCATCACCAGGTGCGGCAGCTCCTACGTCTCCTCGCGGGGCATCGCCAACCGGGCCGGGCGCACCTACATTTCCGAGGACAACCGCACCGTCAACCGCGCGGGCAGTTCCTTTATCAGGGACAACGACATCATCACCCGCGTGGGCAGTGCTTACGTCGGCAACGACGGCATCACCACCAGCGCGGGCGGGTATATGTCCAAGCCAGGGAAGTAGTATCACCCGAAGGCGGCAAGCAGGTTTCTGGCCCTGTTTTCTAGTCCTGGCAGAAACTTCCTTCTTGCGGGGTTGGCTTCCGCTCTGGCCTGTTCGGTGTTCAAATAAGAAACAATCGCCCTCTTTTTGACTTCCCGAAGGTTGGCTTCATTTAGGGCGGCCAAGGTCTTGGGACCGATCACTCCGTCAGGGCGGATGGCAAAGCCCATGTCGGCCAGCCCTTGCTGGATGTGGCGGGTTGCCCCAGCCAGCCCACGGTGAAAAGCCAAGTCCTGCGCGAATCCCTGCATTTCCGCCGGTAGCTGGTTTACCAGCGGGGCGGTGTAGGCTCGGATATACTTGGCCGCAGCCAAAGCGCGTTGTTCTGGTGGCAGGGCGGCAATCTCCTTGGCGGCCTGCGGATGAAAGCGGTTATTGATCCCAGCCACCTCGTAAACCCCGCCCTCATCGCCTGCGGGCAGGTTATAGACCACCAGGTTGCCCTGCCGGTCCGTCCTGCCTTCCCACCTGACGGTGTTGTTGAGGGCCGTCTCGATGAGCGGGTCCTGGGTGGAGGTGGAGTCGATGCCCTGCATGGGTGAGGCGGGCAACGCATCCAGCTTCTCGTCCGCCTGCCGCTTGAGCAGGTCGAGCGAGGCGTCAGGCGTCATGGTGGGCTGTCCCGGCTCGTAGCCCGCGCTGGCGGGGTCAGCCGGAGTGGCCATCCCGCCGGGGAAATCGATCATCTTGCGCCGTGGCCTGCCCGCCACGGGCGGCTCCTCGACAGGCCGGGGCAGGGGGATGTCGGGTTGAATTTCGTCCTTGATGGCATCGTCTCTCATGCGGTTCTCCAGTTGGGCGTACATGGCCTCGCGCATCTGCGGGGTCAGCACGTCACGGCTAGGGTTGGTGCGGAAGATGGCCATTAGCGTTGGTTGATTCTCAGCTCCCGCGCAATAGCCTCGCGCTTGCGAAGCTCGTCGGGCTTGAGCGTTTCCTTCATGGTCTGGCGCAGATCCCTGGAAATCTGGTAGTCGGTGTACTTGTTGCGGCTGATGGCAATGGCGTTGTCCTCGGAGATGCCACCGGCCCGCATGGCCGAGATGGCCTCGGAGCGGGTCAGTCCCAGCAGCATGGCGGCGTGGTAGTCCTTGTTGGCCTCGTCGAAAAGCTCCTGCCGCCTTTCCCGCATCTTGCCCCCGGCGGCCACGATCCGTTCCCGGTCCGCCGTCCCGACCGCCCCGTAGGCTTCCGTGAACAGGCGGCTGACGTCCGACATCTGCGTGTTGAACCTCGACGCCTTGCCCTCCAGCGCCTTGCCGATGTTGACGCTCTGCGGGCGGATGCCTAGCAGGGCCGACAACTCCTCGGAGGGTTTGTAAACGCGGCCGTAGCGGGAGACGTTCTCGTCGGGTCGGTCGGTGATGGCGTAGAAGACGCGGCGAAGCTGGGAGGCCGTGGCAGGTTCGTTTTGGCGCAGCACGTAGGCCAGCGTGTCGAGGGTCTGGTCGAGGCGCGTGTCCTGCGGGTTACGCACCTCGCGCCCCTGCGGCGTCTTGCCGTAGTAGGCCGAGATGACGGAGTTAAGCAGGATGCTGGGGCCGACGTAGGTTTCCAGAAACTCCTTGGTTGCGCCAAAGAAGCTGTCGTCCAGATCCCGCCCAGCCAGCACGGCGTTGGCCGGACCGCGCATGATCTCGTAGGGGTCGGTGTAGGAAATGTCGATGTAGTTGATTTCGCCATCACCCTGCCCGGTGGGCATGAGCGTGGCGTTGACCTGGTAGCGGGGAACAAAACGGCGCAGCGCATCCACCTTGCGGTCGTTGATGCCCGTGGCCGCCATCGCCAGTCTGGCCACCGCCACGGCGGTAAACGCGGCCACCCCCACCCCCAGCGCCCGCTTCAGCCCGTAGCCGCGCATCCCGGGCGTGGCCATGTCCTCAACCGCGTAACGCAAAGCCCAGTGGCCGTTACGCAGCATCTCCGACGGCCAGGAGATGAAGTTCCCGATGAAAGGCTGGAGCCGCAAGAGCTTGATGGCCTTCGGCACGCGGGAGTAGGTGGGGCGGGTGTTCTTGACGCGCTCGGCGGCGACCTTCTCCGCCTCCACGCGGGACAGCCCGCGCCCCTTCATCAGCATATTGGTCTCGCTTTCCCAGGCCATCAGCTTGAAGAAATTGTCGCCCGCCCGGTAGGTGCGGTTCCCAAACTCAATCAGCCCCCGCCCGGCTCTTGTGGCGGCGTTGCCCACCTTGCCCGAAACCTGCTCGGCAAACCTGACCGCATCGCCCTCGTAACGCTGGGCGTCCTTGAGCATACGAATAAACTCTTGGAACACCGAGTTGTCATAGACGCCAAGCTGGGTCGCACGTTTGAGGTAAGTTCTGCCCTCGGGCGTGTCCATCCGTGGCATCCCCCACTCGGCCCAGATGGAGCGAAGCGCCTGCCCCCGCCCGGTGAAGGCGAAGTTGCCGTTGGCAATCTCGATCAGCACGTTGGCGATCGGGTTGCGAAACTGCGCCTGCACGCTGCCCACCGTCTTGCCCCACTTGACCGCCGCGTTGGCGATGGAGAACAGCTCAAAGACCGTGTTGCCCTGGATGATGGGGTCGTAAGATTCGATGGCCTTGACCAGCTCCGGCTCGGCGTAGAGGCCGTTGAGCGGGGAACGCGTCTCCGATCCCTCGGCGGCGATCAGCCGGGTGGCGTTGCCCGTGGGCTTGTCAAAGAACAGCCCGTTCTTCAGCCCGAAATCCCGCAGCTCCGTCAGCATCCGCTGGGTCTGGTAGAGGTGGATCATCTTGCCCGCCGACCTTGCGTAGTTGATGACGGGGTCGGTGTACTCGCCCATGAGGAAGCGGATCTCCGGGGGAATGTCCTTGCGCCGCTTGGTGATGCCCAGGTCCTTGCCGATGGTCGAGGCTCGCACCATGGAATCCACCGGGGTGTCCCTGCCCTCCTCGACGATCTCCCTGATTCTGCCGTCGATCTCGGCCTGCGTGGCCTTGGGGTTCGCGGCCATGATCTCGTTTCTGACAAACTGCTCGGCCTGCGCGTACCGCTGTGGGTCGCGCTTCTTGAGCAGTTCGACCGTGAAGTTTTTGTTGTCAAACTTCTCGTAGGAGCGGGTCAGGTACTGCCCCTTGCGGGCGCTGACCACCTCGGCCTTCTCGCCGGTAAAGATGCCCGATTGGATCAGCCCATCCGACAGGTTATCCAACTGGCGGCGCATCTGGACGGCGACGGGGCGCAGGGTTTCGGGTAGGGTGGTGGCCTCGGCCTCGCCGCGCAGATAGCTGTCAAGCTGGCCGGATTGTTCCGGGGTAAGTTGCGGTTTTCCGTTTAGCTTTCTGGCTTCGGTAGCTAGGTCACGCAGCGTGAAGTCCACCTGCTTGAGCATGGCCTGCGTCTGCGAGCCACGGGCCTCCATGGCATCGAACATCTCCTTGGGCAGGTCGCCCTTGGTGGCGAGGTAACGCTTGGCCAGCTCGGCGGGCTTGGTGGCCAGCTTGGCGTCGATGAACCCAGCTTCACCCTTTTTGCCGAAGGGGCGGGGGATAGGGGATGGTTTTGAAACTTGTTTTGCGTGACCATCCAAAAGCGTTCTTACTGCAATCGATTTATCCTGTTTTTCACCCATCCCAACCATTAAGTCTTTATTTCTCCCCCTTAACTCTGCCTCGTATGTTTTCCCATCAAGTTGAAACGTAATTTTCTCTGTTTTTTGACCAGCTACATACGGGTAAAGCTTAACATTAGAAATTTTTTCAGATAAATTTCTTGCTGACTGTTGAGCAGTAGAAATCATTTCACCAACAATCGGTGGCATACCAGAAGGTGATCTTTCAGGTGTTGTATCAGTTCCTGCTTTTCCGACTCCTAAATCTGCTGTCTGAACTTCTGGCTCCGCATCCGTCAACGCCAGCCTCTCGGTGGTCGGCAACTGCCGCCTCGGCGTGATGGTCGGGCCTTCGCTTACCAGCTCGCCCTGCAAGCCGCGCGTGTCAGGGATGATGGCCTGGCGGTTGATGCCCTGCGATTCGGTGGTGAAGATGGCCCTTCTTGGCGCGGGCTGGTCGAGTTGGAGGCTCTGTTCCATCTCGGAGGTGATGCCGCGCCGCTGCAACTCGCCCGTGTCGTCTATGGTCCCCCGCGCACTCCCGCGCACGCCAGCCTCGGGCAACTCTGGGGTGCGTTGCACCACGGGGTCGGGACCGCTGCGGGGCGGCAGCAGGGGCGCCTCATCCGCCGGTGGGGTGCGGAAGGTGGGCTGCTCCAGCGTGGTCCTGTCCACCGCCCGTTTGCCCAGCACGTCCACGGTGGTGCGCTGTGCCCGGCCAAAGTCCTGCATCGGCATCCCTTCGGGCGATCCCTGCTTCATCTGGTTCAAGATGGCCAGCAGGTCGTCGGTGTCCCTGAGACTGCCCTTGCCCTCCATCACCCGCTGGAACAGCCCGCGTGCCTCGTCTCTGGTGAAATTGGCCACCCGCGTGTTGGCGCCGTAGCCCGCAAACAGCGTGTTAAGGATTGCGCCTGTGGCCACGCTGCCGGGTGTGATTTCCTGTCCCGTGACGGCGCGAAAGCCGGTGTCCACGCCCGCCCCGATGGCGGCGGCTGGAGCCAGTAGTCTTGCGCCCTGCTGGACGGCGGCCTTGCCGCCCTCGGCCTTGGCAATCGTGCCCAGCGCCTGCGCGGTGCGTGCCACTGCCGGTCCTGCCGATCCCGCAATGCCCGCAATCTGCCCGCCGCTGGCGTAGCCCGGTGCCAGCTCGGCCGCCTCGGTCAGGCCGGGGGCAAACTGCTCAATCCCTCGTCTGGCCAGCTCGTCCACGCCCACCTGTGCGGCGGCGGTGGCTCCCAGGCCGACAATGGCACGCGGGATGGGTGGCAGGGGCAGGGCGAAGGCGGCGCGGCCTGCCAAAGTGGCGGCGGTGCCCGACAACCCGCCACGGATGACACCCTCGGCGGCGGCCTTGGCCTTGGTCTCCAGGTCGGGCTGGACGGCGGAGGCGACAAAGTCATCCACCTCCTTGGCGTCGGCCTCGGTGAACTCGCCCCGGTAAGACCCCTCGCGCTTGACGTCCTCGGCCCAGCTCAACGCCACACGGCGCTGTTCGGGGTAGGAAAGGTTTTGAAACTCTGGAAGCGAGCTGACCTCGCTCCAGGAGGGAACCTCGACCGCCGGTTCGTCCTGGTCGGTTATCTTAGCACTGAGCGTAGCCATGAAGATGCTGCGCCCGCTTGGGCTGCCGGTTGTGGTGTCGCTTCCTCTGGTTCGGAGCCGAGCGGGATGCCGTAGGTCTGGGATTGGTCGTCGATGACCCGCTTCTGCTCCTCGATGACCTTCTGGTTGGGGCCGCCAAGGCCGAATATGCCTGCCCGCTTGGCCTGCTCCTGCTCGATCTTGGTCCGCGCCGTAGCAATCTTGGCCATGGCTTGCTCCATCTCGGCGTCATCCTTGGCTTTCTTGACTTGAGAATATCTGACGGCCACGTCCATTTCGCTGGCAAGCAGCCGATCAGCCAGTTGTGGGTTTTGTCTGGCCAACTCACGCAGGTTGATTTTTTTACCTTCCGCGTACTCGACCTCGATGTTGGGGTACTGGCGGTTGAATTTGTCCTCCTCCACCCTTGATTGAAGAAGATAGGCGTTGTTCATCTGGCTGGCCTGCCTTGCCCGCGCCTCCATCTCCATCTGCTGCATGGCCGCGTCCCTTGAGCGTTGTCTCTCCCCCGTCATCAGGCCAAACAGCCCGCGCACCGTGCCACGCATCGGATCGGCGGGGTCCCTGACGGTAGGCGTGTAGTTATACCTCTCGTCGATCTGCTGCTGGATGTCGTCTTCCATTTTAGAATCCGCCGGGGAACAAGCGCCCAAAGCCGCCGAAGATGTCTCCGATACCGCCCGCTATGGCGCCGAAGTTCTGCGCCGGGCTGCGATAACTACTCGCAATCGCCCCCACCTGGCTGCCGTACATGGACGCCTGCGCGTTCTGCATGGTGTTGTAGATCGACGCCGCCGTCTGGGTGAGATCGACGGGGATGTTCGGGCTGGTGGTCTGGTAAAAGGGAACTTGGTTGGCCTGCGGGTTGAACTGGCCGGGGTTGGCTTGGTTGGCGTTGATGTAGTTCTGGAACTGCGCCTGCTGCTGGCCGGTGCGGGCGTTGGCCAGGTTATAGAGGCTGGGACCAGCGGCCACAAAATCGGCCGCACGGCCAAGGCGGTTTTGCAGGAGGGTGTCGCGGAAGGCCAGGTTCTCACGTGCCGCATCGGTGCGGGTCTGGCCGGAGCCAAGGAACTGCGCGGCCGCACCATAGCGGGCGAGCTTCCTTTGCTCCCCGGCAAGGCCGGTCTGCATGGCTTCCTCGACCGCCGGGCCGACGCCGAAGATGTTGCCCCGCGCCGTCTGCGCCGCCCTGACACCCTGCTCGACGTTGCGGCGCACTTCCTGGTCAAGCGTTGAACCAAGGCGGAGCTGGTTGATCGCCTCGTCCTCCAGCGCCCCACGAAGCTGTTCGGTGCGCGGGTCGGTCGTGTCGGGCAGCTCCTCGGTGGCCATCTGGCGGTAGCGTTGCCCAAGTCCCACGGCGGTCTGGTAGGCTTCCGGGTCGATTTGACGGAGCTGGTCGGAAGCCCGCTCCTCGGGCAGGCGGACAAATTCGCGGAAGGCGGTGATTTCCTTGAGGCCGTCCTCGCTGGCGGCGGTCAGGGGTGTGAAGTTGGTGATCTGCCCCTGCGCCGTGGCGACCGCGTCCTGCACGCTCTTTAGGTCGGCCTGAAGTTCCTTGATGTACGCCTCGCTGGAGGTGCGCCTGGGGTCGCCTGCGGGCAGGGAGGAAAGCAGCGTGTTGGCGGTGTTAATGCGCTCGCCAATGCCGGTGATCTGGGTGTTGCCGTCCTCGACGATGCGGTTGAGCCGGTCGCGCTTGGCGGTGTTGAAGTCGTCGATGATCTGCTGGTCACTGACCTGAAAGTTGAGGCGGCTGGAGAGGTCACTGGTGCCGTAGTTGCGCCCAGCGTTCAACCCCTGGACGGCGGCGTTGAAGGCCGCGCCGGTCCGCATCCCGCCCCCGGCGGTCAGGGCGGCAATCTGGTCGGCTAGGGTGGTGAATTTCCTATCGTCGGCCAACTGCTGCTCATAGCGGGCGGTCAAGGCCTTGATCTGCTCGTCTGCATACTGGCGGGCTTGGGCGGCTGCCGCCTCGGCTGCGGCTGCGCGTTGATTTGCTGCTGCTGCGGCAGAATTTGCGCCGGAAACAGCCTTCTTAATCATCCTATCAACCGCACCTCTTCCAACTGCCATATATTAAGCCTCCAATTTCGGCTGGGCTATGTTCGTGCCAATCGTCCCGATGTAGTCCACCGGCGGGCGGGCGGAGGCGAAGGCGATGTTGATAACTGCCATGTCAGATTTCCCTCTTATTAAACTTTTCTGTCGTCACTTTCTTGGCCGCCTCGTTGCGGGCCAAGAGTCCGGCAAGGTCAAGGTCGTAGGTGGGAGAGAGAATCTGCGGCGGCTTGATGTTGCCCAGGTAATCCACCGGCGGGCGGGTGGGGGCAAAGGCCACCCGAGGTTCAACCGAGCCGTAGGGGTTCTGGCCGTAAAGCTGTTCAAACTGCCTGGTCATCTGGTCGCCCAGGCCACGGTTAAGGGCAAAAGCCGCAGGGCTGGCTTCATACTGACGCCTCAAGCCCTCCAGCGTCCGCTGGCCGCCGTATTCGCGTTCAAGCTGCAAGCCCGTCTGCACGGCCGCCCGCTGGTCGCCCGCCTGCAAATCGCGCTCAAGCTGGCGCTGTTCGGGCATATATTTGACCCGAAGTTTGTTTTCCATCTCCGCCAAGTCAGGGGACTTTTCGAGGTAGGTTTCAAGGCTAGAGCGGTAGAAAAGGGCATTGGCCCGCGCCGCCTCAAACGGATCGGGCGGGGGAGGGGGTGCGGGAATGGATGGTCCGCCGCCCATTAGCTTAAAGCCTTTCTCATAAATGTGTCGTAGTCGTAAGCCTTTCGTTTTCCGTTGCGGTTGAAGGTGAGCGTCCTGCGCCGCCCGAATCGGTCAAAAAGGATTACCAGCAGGCTCTTTAGGTAGTCTTTGCGACCACCTGTGTGTGTGGAGTCACTACTACCACCGCAAACCGTCAAGTCAACAAACACGTCGTCCCCGCTCTCCTCATGGGTGTAATGGGCGGGTTCTGCTCCACTTGGCAGGCACCTGGCCAAGGCCACCCCCACCACCTCGTCGGAACCGTTCTTTCTGACCACCCCCACAAGACCCCTCTGGTCAAACCAGTTAAACCAAGCCCGAAAGTTCGGCCACCTGCTCTCCGGCACCCCGCTTTCCTCCAGATATTCCACCGCCGTCACGAGATGTTCTTCTGGACCTCAATCGTGTCCGGGTTGGCCGCAAGCAGGATGGACCGCAAGGACAGCCTTTTGCTTGCCGCCTGCACCTTGAGCTTCATGTGCCGCCACTTCTGGTAGCTTCTCAGGCTGTCGGCCCGCCGCTTGACGGTGACGGCGGAGAGCGTGGCCGGAAGGGTGAGGGGCAGGGTCAGCGACCCGCCCGCCGAGGTGTCAAAGCCCGTCCCCAAGGTGACGTCGTTGGTGTCGGTGTCGCGCCGCATGGAGATGTCGGCGGTCGAGGTGCTGTCGAAAAATTCCAGCTCATAGTGGCTGCCGTATTTGAGGGACAGCCTATCATCGAAGTCGTAGCTCTTGCTGACCACGCGGGAGGTGTAGTCGGAGCCGTGGTCCTGGTAGTCGCTGTCCGCGTCCTCCTCCTCGTCCTTGTAGTCAAAGCTATGGCCCACCCGACCGCTGTTGTCCCCGATGGCCAGCTTGACGCCGTTGACGTTGAACCCGCTGGAAAAGTTGGTCTCCACCATCCGCGTGGCGGGGATGGTGTGCAGCCCCTCAAAGGCGTTGAAAAGCGCGTTATAGACGAGCAGGTTGTTGGGTGCGGTGGCCGAGTCCAGGGGCAGAGCCAGGAGGTAGCGGTTGTTGTGGAAGGTCGCGTTGATGGTCGAGTAGTAGTTCTTGTTGATCCTGGCAATGACGTCCTTGACCGGCTCGCTGACCGGCAGCCCCACGGTGGTGAAGTCGTCGGCCACGGAACGCGACAGGGTCCTGATCCCGTCGGCGGCCAGGAAGAACACGTCCTTGTTGACAAAGCTGACGCTTCTGCCCGCCACCGTGCCGATGCGGTCCGTGACGACCTGCACCGTCCAGCTTGCCGCCGTGGTGGCGGCCGGGTCGCACTCGACCAGGTAAATCTTGGTCGGCTTGAAGACAAGGATCTGGAAGCCGTAGTAGGGCTGAATTGCGGTGATGTCCTCGCCGTCGTCCCCGCCCACCACGATGGAGTTGGTCGCCTTCCACACCGCAGGATCAAGGATGTCGGAGGCGTAGAGGGTGTTGCGCTCCCCGCCCGTGCCGACGGCAAAGAGCCGGTTGGTGAAGTTTTTGATGAGCTTCAAGCCCTGTGGGGGCACATGGACGTTGGCCGTGGCGGTGGCTTGGTCGCCGCCCGAGCCGGTTGAAATCGTCACGGTGGGGGGGCTGGTGTAGCCGCTGCCGCCGTCCGTCACGGTGATGCCGGTGACGGCCCCGCCCGCCACGGTGGCAATGGCGGTGGCGGTCACGCCCCCCGCCAGCGAGGGCGCCCCGATGGTCACGGTGGGGGCGGCCGCATAGCCCGTGCCCGCCGTGGTCACGGTGACAGACAGCACCTTGGCTCCCTGCCGTTTGGCATCCGTGCCGTCGGTGTAGTGGAGGTGGCTGGAGCCGTCCACGTAGTAGGCCAGGTCGTTAAGCTGCGCAAACTCCACGTTGGCCCCGGCATTGCTGTGCGTCCCGCCGGTGGTGGCAAAGGTGGTGGCGTTGGTGTTCTTGTAAAGCGTCCCGTCGGAGCTGACCAAAAGCTGCTCGATGGTCGGCGTGTCAAAATAGAAAAGCCCCTGCACCTTGGCGGTCGAGCCGCTGACGTTGGTGGACATGGTCTCGATCCCGAAGCGCGTGGACAGGTTGCCCGTGGGCGAGATTGTCATGTTCAGCGCCTCGCTGACGGCGTTGTTGGCGATCAGGTTGGGGACGATGCCCGAAACCTGCCCGCCCTCAAAGCTGGCCGTCCCGGCCACGGTGAGCAGGTCGTCTAGGGAGGTGACGTAGTACGGCACGCCTCGGCCCTCCCTATTCTATTTCTTCCCGGTGCAGTTCCCCGAGGCTAGAGGGCGTAATCACCTTTATGCTGCCCACCTGGGACAACTCAAAGTTGGCCATCAGGGCGAGGTCCGCGTTGGCACCTTGCGTCACGCTGGCGGCCTTCTCGTACTGCCGCTCGCGCTGGAGGGCATCGGCGTGGGTCAGATCCAGCACCACCTGGTGGCAGTGGGGAAGGCGCAGCTCGTCGTCCAAGGCGTTGGTCGAGGGCGGAAAGTCCACCACGTAGCTGTTGCGGGTCAGGCATTTTAGCTTTTCCACCACTTTCAAGCTGGTGGTTCCGCTGGTTTCCAGCAGGGGAAAGAGGTCAATCTCAGCCGTCCCGCCGGTGTTTCGGCCCTTAAATAGATAAGTCGTTGGGGTTCCCTTGCGATCTAGGTCCAGAAGGTCGGCGTCCTGGCTGATGATGGTGGGCAGATCGGCCGCCATCAGCTCCTCGTCGCCGTAGGCCACGGCCAGGGGCGTCTCCACGTTGGAGCCGAGCGAGACGGTGCGGGTCGAGGTGGAGACGGAGTAGGTGGAGCTGGTGACGGTTTCCCGCCATGGGGCAAAGGCCCACACTCGGCGGTAGTTGAGCGAGGCCGATTTCTTGAGGAAAGTTACGGTGTCGGAATCGGTCTTTCCGACCTTCTCACCCGCGTAGGTGGCGATCTCGGAGAGGGTCATATTGTTATTTCCTTCCAACTGGTTGTTTCCTCATCCCACAAATAATGCTTGCCGTCAGCGGGATATGGGACAGGAGCCATCCATCTGCAAGTTTGTTCGTCAAGAACCCAAGACGCAAAAGGCTGGAGAGGAATAAACGCGTCCTTTTCCCGGTCAAACAAAAATCCCTTGCCTGCGTAGTTTTTCCTGAAACTTGAATTGTAGCTGGTTTGCCTCCATTCACCATCAAGGCGAAGGACATGGTTTATGAAATTGGCCCCGATCTCCTCGGTGTCTGGAAATGTTTTTTCAGGTTCTCCGAGGACAGAATTGTTGACGGCAATCACCGTTGCAACCTTCCCTTCAATTATTTTTGCAAAATAGGCCATAAAATCACCATTGGATTGTCCCTGAATCGTTGAAAACATATATCTTGTACCCGCCCGAAACCGTGACGGTCGGGCTTCCGGTCGTGGTGGCCGTGGGATATGTGTCGGGATGCCTCACAATGACAACCCCCTTGCCGCCAGATCCTTCTCCAGATCCAGAACTGCCTCCCCCGCCGCCACCCGTGTTGATGCCCCCATTGGTGGCCGCCGCACCGCCTCCGCCGGAACCGCCGCTTCCGTTGCCGCCGGTGCCATAAGCGGCTCCGCCGCCAGCCCTTGCCACCGATGAACCGCTCACCGAGGACGACACCCCGTTGCCCCCGCTGCCGCCAGCACTGCCGGAGTTGGATGTGCCAACACCACCGGCTCCGCCACCCCCTCCTCCAGCTTGGTTGCTACTGGAGTCCCCGCCATTGTATCCTTGCCCGGAGGTTCCCGTGCCAAAGCCCGTGTTGCTATATCCGCCGCCACCGGAACCACCATTACCCTGCGGGGCTGCCGTTGAGCTGCCACCGCCGCCGATGGAGGTTATGGTCGCAAGGGAGGAGTCGCTTCCGTTGTTTCCCGGGGCAACAATGCCAGACCCGCCGCCACCGACAGTTATCGTGTAAACCGTTGCGCCAAGGACGGGAAAAACAGATTCAGCGGATGCTCCGCCACCTGAATTTTCACCAGCCACGGATGAGCGATAGCCACCAGCCCCGCCGCCACCGACAAACCCGCCGCCGCCCCCGGCCACGACCAGATATTCCAGTGAGGGCGGCGCTTTTCCGCCCATGTGGGAAAAAGCAAATACTGGCCAAGCCATGACCAGATCCCTTACGAGTAGTTCTGCGAGGCCACCCCGAACAGCGAGGTTCCGTTGGACACAAAGGTGAAGATGTCGGTCTTGCCGGAGCCAGCCGTCAGGGTGGGAGCGGTGCCTCCCGGCCACTTGAAGGACGCGTTCCAGCCAAGGGTGTTGGTGCCGGTGCTTTGGGTGACGGACAAAATGTAGGTTGCCCCGTCCGTCTTATTGGATGGATCGGCCATGGTCCCGTTGGTGGCAAGGGAAAGCCTAGCCACTTGGTTTTCAGCAAGATTCCACGCGATTGAGGTTCCGCTTGTCAGCGTGGTGGCGTCGAAATTGTGGCAGCGCGTGTACTCTTGCGCCGTGTTGACCACCGCCACGCGGGTGCTGACGGTTGCGGTGCCGGTGCTGATGGTTAGATCACCAGCCAGGGTCGTTGTCAGATTGGTGATAGTAGCCGTCGAGGAGGTCAGGCTTGTCACCGTCCCGGCCGTGGCCGTGGTAGAGCCGATGGTGAGCGTCGGGATGGTTCCCGTCGTGATCGTCGCCGCCGTGGAGGTGGTTGTCCCGAACGTGCCGGTCGGGATGACGCCCGTGGTCAGCGTGCCATTGGTGAACGTGGCTGCCGTTCCAGTAGTCGTCCCCAGCGTGGCGGTGGGGATGGTGGCGTTGGTCAAAGTGGCCGTGGCAATCGTCCCGGTCGTGCTATTGAGCGTCGTCACCGTGCCGTTGGTGATGACGGCGGTGGGGAGGTTGTTGGCAAAGTTGGTGACGCTGACCTTCTTCAGGTTGTTGGAATCGGCGGAGTCGGACAACAGCACCAGGTCGGCCCCAACCACGCTGGTTTTGGCGGTGCGGTCCGTCACCAGCCCGGCCACGGGGGTGGCGGCGTCAACGAGCGCGTGAAGTTTGGCGGCGGTGACGTCACCCGTCACGCCGTCGGTAAAGCTGGTTCCCTTGCTGAAAGATGCCATTTAGACCCCCAATCTGGTTTTGACGAAATCCCAGGCGAAGCTCACGCCCGCGCCGATGGCAGAAGCTAAAACAATCAGCTTCGTGCGCAAGTGCTCCAGAGCCGTCACCCGGTTGGCTAGGTCGCCAAAGCTGGAAAGGCTCTTTTCCACCATGCCGGAAAGCGTCGCAAGCCTCTCCTCGATCCGGGCCAGCCGCTCGCCGTTAGAAGACAGCTTGTCGCGGATGTCGCCCACCTCATCAGCGCTCATTGCGGGCCTCCAGAAATTTTAGCGCCACCGCCAAATGCACCACGGCGGCCTCGATTGAGTCCCGGTCCCGCCCGTCCAACACTAGCTGCTTTATGCTTCGGTTGACACTCAGCAGGTGCTTCACCTTGCCGATGTACTTTGTCTCCCTGGACATGGCGTTGGACTGTTCCGCGCACTTCTCGGCCTCGACAAAACAGGCGTAGTCGTTTGGCGTCAGCGAGAATCGCAAAGTCTGCCGGAGCAGCCAGCGGGCGAGCCGTTGGCGGTAGGGAAGGGGAAAGAGCCAGCTCATTCAGCTAAATCCCCTCCGGCACGGGCGGGGCGAGGAACTGGACGGGGGGAGGCAAAGCCGCCTCGTACTGCTCTTGTGTTAGTTCCTCGCCCACTTCAGCCAGCCGATCTGCAATGGGCGGGATGGCGGCGATGAGGCAGTTGCCGTCAGCGTCCTTTTGGCAATCGGCGGCAGGGGTGAACCAAGTCTCGGCCTGCTCGTTGGGATAGCCGCTTTCTGCGTCCATCTGGTTTCGGATGGATTCGTAGGCGGAGGGGGTGAGGACAAAAAATCTATTCATCAGAAACCCCATTTATCCGCAAGGTAATCTTCTACGGATGTTATTTCAGAGGCTGAAAGAGACACATTGTAAATAATAAGCTCGGCAATATCTCCGTTGAATGCCCTGTCAGCGGCGGTTCTGTTCCCTATTTGATAGGTTGTATTTGCAACACTTGATGTTGTTCCAGTTCCCGTCAGTCCACGAGTGCTGTCGGCTTCGTTTATTCTTTGAGACATATTAGTAGCACGATCTGTTCCGCCATCCCATTTTGCAGAACTAAGATACCAGTTTCCAGTTGTGATTGATCCAGTGGCGGTATCGTGAAAAAAAGTCGTATTGATGGTAAAGAGTCTGTTTGTTTGTTCGTTTTGGTTTACAGACCACGCTCTATTTATTGATCCCCTTTCAAAATATCTGCCAAAGGTTCCACCGCCATAACCGGCCACATACGCCACGACGAAGCAGGTCATTGCCGATAGATTGTCGCTGGCGATACTTGCAGAAACCAAGAGATCATTACTCCCATCAAATCGGATAATGTTTTTTGAATTTCTAATTGATGTTTTGAGAATGGGCCTGTTATTGGATGTGCCTTGCGTAACATGATAACCACTCCCGCTCTGATCCTCCCACCTTGCCACGGCTGATCCATCCGTGGTCACGGCACTTCCTCCGCTAGTGGCATCGAATAAACCTGTCGTTGCATCGAGCCAAAGCTGAAGGCCAGAGATGTCGGATGGGGAAAAAGGAGCCGCAGTCGTTCCTCCAAAAAAACCCCTGCGGTTGAGGATTCCGCTACTGGCAAAAAATCCCATCTTACCCTCCCGCCGCTCCCCCGCCGCCGCCGAAGAAGCCCATGGCTAGCGGCCCTCCGGGCCGCAGTTTAAGTTTAAGTTTAAGTAAGTTTTCATCTTACAATGGTCAGCTTTCTTCAACTTCAACTTGCCCCTTAAACTGGCAGTCACGCCTGCCTCCCGATGAGTTGCGCCGTGCCGGTGCTGGTGATCGCTGCAATCGCGCCGGTGGGGACAAAGCTGCCCTCAAAGGTGATGCCTTGGCCGCTGGTAAGCTGGATGCCGTCGGTGGCTGTGGCGGTGCCATTGGTGTCGATGAACGCGGTGCCGCTGGTGCATTGGACAAGCAGGTAGTTGCGGCTGGCGTTACTGGCAAACAGCGTGCCGTTGGTCGTGCCAGCCGTCAGCGTGCCTGCCGTAGTGGTGCCACGGACGGGGTTGGCGGTGACGGTGCCGTTGGTCAGGGTGCCAGCGGTAAGCGTGGCGCTGGCCAGGGTGCCGGTCGTCAGCGTGCCACCGGTCAGAACGCCCGTGCCATTGGTGACAACCAGCCCGTCGGCAACGTCAGCCTGGAGCGTCGTCAACAACGCCTCGATGGCGTCGAGGTTGACGTTGATCGTGGACGTCGCGCCAGTGACGGCGGACAGCCCGTCGATGATCGCGTTTAACTGCCTGCCCATGGTGGGTCGGCCCGGTTAAACGGCCCGCTTGTAAAGGGCGATGGTCGCCGAGCCGTTAGTGCTGGACCCGGCGGTGATGTTGCCGTGGATGATGGCACCCGCCCCCAGCGTCAGCGCGGTGTAGGCCGTGCCGTCCACGGTGATGGAATCCAGCGTGGAAGCCGCAAGCGCGGAGACCGCGTCAAAGCTGCCACTGAAGGTGCCGCCCGTGGAAAGGGTGGTCCCGGCATCGCCCAGGGCTATGCGTGAGAGTACGCGGCCCATGGCGATTACGAGAAGACCGGGATCTTGTAGGCGGTGCCGTTGAGCGTGATCTTGATGGAGTTGGCCGAGGTGGCGACGGTGCTGAACGTGCCGCCCGTGGCAACCGTGGTCAAAGCCAACGCGGGGTCGGTTCCAGCGGTATCCACGCGGATGGAACGTCCCTTGGCCTTGGTCTTGGCACGCACGAAGCGATTTGAATTGGACATGATGTTTTACTCCTGACTCCATGCCCGCCTGACCTGGTCCGGCGAGTAGGAGCTTTTGAAACGAGAGCCATTGCGGCACTCGTACTTGTAGTATCCGCGCATGATGTTTTTTACATGGTCAGAGCCGGGTTCGGGCGCGGATTCACCGACCCCGACCAAGACCAGTTTTTGCGGCACCGAAAACCTTTTGAGGTTTGCGGGAACCTTGTCCCGCTCGTCCACACGCCGTTCCAGTTCCACAACGCCGCCATTGGCCGTGTCGTGGTACTGGTAAACAGGCATTAGGCTCTTTCCTCGTCGGCCTTCTTTGCCATCTCCAACAGGCTGTCCTCCTCGGACATTTTCGGCTCGGTTTCCTCGGTTTCGGGTTCTGCATCCGCCACCGCATCGGAGATGCGGATGTGGACGATGTCACCGTCAACCTTCTCGACCGTGCCGGTCAGCTCCACCTCGTCCCCGGCTTCCGGCGCGGAAACGCCGTCCTCGCCTTCAATGGAAAGCAGGGAAGCGGGCAGTTTCACGACGTTGGACTCCTTGGACTTGGTGGAAGGGGCGGGGGAGGTTTCAGCCTCCCCCGCCTTCCGGGGACCCATACCAATCACTAGCATGGCTCCCATGATCTTTAGCTGTAGTTCGTCTTGCTGAAGATCACCCGGTAGAAGGCCGAGTTGAGGGCTTTAGCAGTGAACGCTGACTTGAATGCACACACCGTGCGTTGACCGTAGCGGTCAGATTTGTCCGGCGCATCCAGCACCGTGACCTTCGGGGCGAACGGAGAACCGTTGGCCGCGATGGAGGTCAGGTGAGGCACGCCAAACGCCTGGCCGCCCAGCAGGATGGCCGCGTGGACGGGACCCGGGCCAGCCGTATCGGTATCGGCGCCGGCATCGGCAAGCGACCCGAAGGACAACGCGTTGGTTGTCTCGATGACGTTGACGCCGAACAGGCGGCCGACCTCGCCCTTGTAGATCGCCTCGGGCTTGCTGTAGGACGACACACGAAGGAAATCGTCGTCGTTCATCAGGTCGCGGGTGATCTGGGGCGGGGCCACCAGCACGTATCCGTCGCGCAGTTTGGGTGCGCGGTTGATCTTGAGCGCCGTGGCCGCATCGAGCAGGTCAATGGCGGTCATGGAGGCATTCGCCGCCGTGGAGGTGGCGAAAGTTGTTCCATTCGTGCCATGCTGCGCGAAGCGGGTGTAAGCCGCCGTGTTGACGGCGGTGGTGCCTGCCGTGGAATCCGTGCTGTCCAGCACCAGAGCGCGGTGGCAGAGGGTGTCGGCAAAGAGAGCCGCATCCTCGCCGAGCTGCTTGGTGGCTTGGGCCAGGTGGTTGAAGAGTTCCACCGCTAGGAGCTGGTCCGACAAGACGATGCTGGAACCCCAGAATTGAAGCGTGGCTTCAACCGTGGAGAGGGTCAGATCACGCTCGCCGCCGGTCGGCGTGGTGCCGTCGGTCAGGGCAACGATGTTGCTGATGCTCGGGTTGTCGAAACGGAAGAAACGGATGGTTTTGTTACCACCGCTCTTCGTCGGGTAGGGGACTTTTTCGGCAAACTGCTCCATTTGCAGAAGCTGGATCTGCCGCTCCAAGAGTTGCCTGGAGAAGTGGGTTTGTAGCTGGGTAACCAGCCCGGCTGGTTGGGCCGTGTTTACTACTGCCATAAATTTAAGTTTCCTTTACTGCCACCGTCCCGTTGTCAGCTTCGGTCGGCTTCCATGGCCATGCGCAGTAGCTCTCGCCCCTGCTCCTCGGACGTCATTTCGTCAAAGGTCTTGATCTTGGCCGGAGCCGACGGCTGGCTGGCCGCAGGCGTGGTGGCTTTTCTGAGACGCTGTAACTCGGTTTCAGCGTCTTTCAGTCGTTTCTCCAAATCGGATGCGGTCTCCGCTCTCATGTTCATCTTGGCCAATCCCACCGCGTCGCTGATGCCGGCGGGGTAGTTGCGAAGGATGGCGTGGGTCTGGAGGAGCTGGCTGACCATCTTGTAGAGCTTGGTCGAGCTGTCCTTCAGCTCCGGGTTGGCCTCGACCTCTTTTAAGAGGTTCTGGTCCCAGGCGCTCTTCAGCTCGGCCTGCGTCCGCTGCTCCGCTTCCTTGCGGTCCTCGGCCTCGATCTCCGCCGCTTTGCCTTCAGCAGCCTTCGCCATCTCGTCGTTGCCTTCATTGCGATAGCTCTTAGCTGCCTCTCGGTAGTCCTCCGCACTAAACTTTCGTCTGCCGTCTTTTGTGTTTGAATGAGATACTTCCTGACCAGCCGTGGAAGCCTTGGCTTGCAGGGCTTCCCTTTCGGCGGCGAGGCGGGCTTTTTCGGCCCGCAGGTCTTCCCATTCCTTTTCAAGACGCGACTTGGCCTTCTCGTAGCGGCTGGGCTTCTTCTCGGAAGCCGCATCCGACTTGGATTCTGACTGAGTTGTTAAAGAACTGGTCGAAGTGGTCTGGGTGGCTTTCGCCTCCTTTTCCACCGCCGCCTCACTCGAGGTGGTCTTGGTTTCGGTTTCCGTGGGCGTCGCGGGTTGCGCCTCGTTAGTCTCCGCTTGAGCCGTCTCCGCCTGGGTATCGGCCTTGGTTTCCTCCGCCACCGGGGGCTGCCATTCGCGTCCCTCGTCAGCGGCCGTTGCCATGGCCAACACGTCTGCTTCCGTCAGCTCCTTCACTTCCGCCATTTTCGACCCTTTCTTACACCCACTCCATAAGCGGTCATTCTTTGGGGCAGGGTAGTTTAATCGACGATCTGCTCATCGGCTCCCTCGGCGTCGTCGGCCGCCAGGGGCGAGGTGGAGGATTGCGTCAGCGACTCGATGGTCGCCACCGCTCCTCGGAAACCCATAGCATACCCGCAAGCCTGTGCAAGTGCCTCGGGTTTTTTCTGCACGGCAGAGCTGTTTTGCCGCACCGTCAGGTTGAGTAAAATTTTGGAAAGTTTGCGCCCCGCCGGGCTGCCCAGAAAATCCGTCAGCGCACGGGCATCGCCCTCCAGCCACCTTGGTTCCTCCACCCACTCCTGATGGCGCAGAAACGATATAAGGGCGCGGAGGCGTCTCATACCACCAGCCCCCAGCTATCGCCCTCAAAGACGGTGAACTCGGTCTTCTCGCCAAACACGTCCCGTAGCGCCATCTGGACGGAGTTGAATGACAGGTCATGGCCTGCCATCACCCCGCCTTTCTTTAGCTTGGGCAGGTAAAGGTTGAGGTCAGCCACCACGGCCTCATGGCGGTGGTCGCCGTCCACATAGACAAAGTCCAGACTGCCATCCTCAAAATGCACGGCCGCATCCTTGGAGGTGGTGCGGCTGCAACGGATGTTGGGGAACGCCTCGGTGCGCTTCTTCCAGGCGTTGAACACCCACTTCATCGGGGCTTGGAAGCTGGCCACGTCCCCGCCGTCATAGCCGTTGATCCACGGGTCCACCGATGTGACTTCCTTGAAATGATTGGCCAGAATGACGGTGCCTTCCCCGGCATACGCCCCGATCTCGACGGCCTTATCCTTGGCACCCTTCTGGTTGGCCCACACGCAAAGGTGCGTCAGCCCGCGTGCCTGCACGGCGTCGCGCATGGGAGGCACCATCAGGCGGGGACGGGCTGGGCTTGGGGTTCCATCGCCATGGCCTGCTCCTGCATTTTCGCCTGCTCTTTACCGGCGTCGCGAAGCTGTTTCTGGATGGCGCGGGATGTGTTTGGGTCGGTCTGTTCTAGGGCGGCCAGGTGTTGCTGGAGATGCTGGAGAAGCACCTGCACGGCGCTGGGATCGAGGGGCTGCTGGCGTAGCTGGGCGGCCTGCTGGAAGGCGAAAAGGACGCTGATATGGACCTTGTGGTCGTCGGCGGGCTTGACGTTGACGGGGAAGCCCGTGGCCAACATGGTGGCAATCTCGTTGGCCTGATCCTCGGCCTGGTCGCCGCTGCCAGCCTGCGGGTCTTGAAAGAGGCGGCGCACAAGGCTGGGGTCGTCCTGTTCCAGCACGCTTTTGACCAGCTCGGCTTGGTTGCAGAAAGGGTTGTTCTGGAACATCTGCATCCGCGCCACGGCCTTCTGGAGCGCAAACTGGCGGTTGATGAAGTCCAGCCCGCCCTTCGGCTCAATCGAATACTCGTCGTGGATGCCCTCTGGCACCATCTGGCCGGTCTCATCCGCATAGCGGTACATGAGGTCGTCCTTGGCGTACTGCGTGTAAAGCCGCCACGCCTGCTTGAAGAGGCGGGCCAGGCTCATGCGGAAGATGCGGTTTCTTAAATCGCCCGACGCGGCGGCCTGCCCCTGGATGGCGGCAATCTCAGTCGCGGTCTTGCGATCTGCCACCTGGAACTGCGAGCCAACGCCGAAGTCGGGATTGCCCATGCGCTGCTCGGCCAAAAGCCGTTCCTCCAGCATGAGTTTCTGGAAATCAAACGGGGGCTGCTGGAACTGGACGGGCTTCAACCCCTGCGGAAGGATCTGCCCCGGCACCATCTTGAGGTTGGCGGTGTTGAGGCTGATCGGGTTCTGCGCTTCAAAGACGGGTCGGTTGGCGAGTTCCACATAGTCAGCGAGACTATTTTTTAATTTATTTAGTAGGTTCTCACTCGGCAGCAGAATCTCCGCCACTCCGCGAGGGGAGTACCAACCGCCCCCGGTGATCTCATAGGGGAAATCGACAAAGCACGGTTCGCCATGCTCGTAGGGCAGGGTGAACTTGGGGCGCACGTCGGTCTCGACGGCCAGGGGCGAATAGGTCTCGACCAGCCAGCCGTCCTTGCCGGGGGTGTACATCTCCCACAACACAATGCGGTCCTTCTCGTTTTCCTCGGTGATGCCCTCGCGGCGGAAAATCTCGTCCTGCACCTCGGTGCTGATGCCTTGCGCCGAATCGGACCGGCCGCTGATTTTGTCAATCAGCGCCTTGTCCTGCTTGTAGGCGGCGTTGGCCTTGTAGGCGTCCACGCTCAGGCGAAGCACGTGGACGATGTAGTCCGCCTTGGCCAGGTCCTTGGTGTAGTAGGGGACGATCAGGTGGAAGGGGTCGATGGCCTCGAAGCTGACCCGCTTGTTTTCCTCGTCCCAGACGGCCTTGCAGATCCCCCGCCCGTAGAGAAGGGTGTGGTCGATGACGCTGACGATCTCGTTCTGGAAATTGCTTTTCTCGCGCATCTGGTGGTCGAACCACCGCTCGGCGGACACGGTGATGGGGGCAAGCTGCTGGCGCATGGGAACGAAGCTCGAAAGGATGTCGTTGCCGATGGCGCTGTTGACGAAGCTGGGCTTCAGCTTCTCAATGGCCGTGTCGATGAGCTGTACGTGAAGGTCGGCGGCAGTCGGCCACGGCTTTACCTTACGACGCACACCGAAGTAGCGGGCCTGGTAGAAAAGCCGCTGGCGGGTTTCCCAGGTGTCACGCTGGCGCAGGCTGTCCAGCACGCGCTGGTGGTAGTCGGTGCGGCGGCTCATTCGTGGTTCCTTCTGCCCAGCTCCAGCGAAAGGTCGTTGACGTAGTGCAGCGCCCGCCTGGCCCACTCACGGACGGCAGGGGACGCGGTTCTCACCTCGGCGTAGGCGGGGTCCTTCATCAGGCTTTCAACGGCCCCGGTCGTATTCGTCACTGCGGGCTGAGTCGTGGCGCAGCCACCAAGGGCGAGGAGCCAGGTCAGCGTCAATGCTTTTGCGGTTCTCGCGCCAAGCCTGCTCAAGCTGGCCAATCTTGCGGTCACGGAATCCAGGCACAAAGCGAAGCAACCCAGCCAGAATCTCCAAGATTGCACGAATCACTCTGCCAGCTTTGGTGGTTGAAAGAACTACTTGATGTGCAGGCCAAGCGTCTTGAGGAAGTTGACGACCTTCTCCAGCACCGAGTCGTCGGCGGGGGTCGGGGTCAGCTTGACGATGAGCCGGGCGGCGATGACAACCGCACCCACGGCGGCCACCACGGCTTCCCAGTTTTGTGTGATCCAGTTCCAGATTTGCATGGTTGTTTAACCTCCTGCGTCAAAACCCTGTAAGATCGGGTCGGGCGTGTGCATTTCAAGCAGTTGCCGAAAGCTCGGACGTTCCACGGGAAACACCACGTCCCAACGCTCACTACCACCCTCCAGGGCCAGCGCAAGTGCGTCAGCCTTGTCGGGCGAGCTGATCCCACGGCTTTTCATGGCGTCCTTGGGTTCCACGCCCAGCTTGCCCTTGCTGGTCGTGATGCTGCGGCGGCAGGTCAACTGCGCGGTCAGTTCCTCGTCGTCGGGCAGGATGATCTCGGCCCCCTCGATCTTCTTGGCCATGCCGTACCAAAGCTCGGCCGCCCGGTTGGCGTAGGCGTCGGTGTCGTAGGCGGTTGAGCCGAAGTTGACGCGGTTGACCTCCCAGCCCGCCTCGGCCAGGGCGTCGCACATGGGCAGGCCAAGGCCGCTTGCGTCGGCATAGATGTTGGAAGCCTCCAGCCCCGCCTTCTTGAACTCGACGATGAACCGCCCCACCGCGCTCATGGTGTCGCGCTCCTTCCAGGCGATGATGGGTAAAATCTTGTTGCCGTCCCTGACGGCCAGGACGTTGGAATCCCCACCGGCGGCAAAGTCCACCCCGGCCACCCGCGCCTGACCGGGCTTAAAGTCGGGCGGGTTGGTCTGGCAGTTCTGGAGCTGGTTAAAGCTGATGACCAGGCTTTCGTTGCCGATGTCCATGAACTCGCCAAAGATCATGGAGCGGGTAAACGGATGCTTCTCGCCGTACTTGGCATACGCCTCGTCGATGACCGTCTGCGGGATATGGGGACAGTCAAAGGCGGTGGCGGCGTGTTGTTTGTAGAGAGCGGCTTCCTTGGTGAAGGCGCGGTAGAAGGCTCCGCTGGTGCCACCGGGGCTACTGGCAATCAAAAGGCGGGTGGGCTGACAGCGGGAGATGGCTTCAAAGAGGGGATCGGCCACGCTCTTGGCCTCGTCCACCACCATCAGCAGCGGGTGCTTGGTATGGTCCTCGGCGTGCCAGCCTTCCGCCCGTCCTGGGTCGGTGGCCGAGTAGCCGATGATGCGGGAGGTGTTGTTGTTGTTGTGCAGGTAGCGGATCTCGCCCGAGGTGACTTCCCAGCCGGGGCCGAGCTTGGCAACGGCGGAGCGAAGGCTAGGCCAGAGCTGGGATTCGACCTGACGGAAGACGCCAGCCGTGGTTACGGCCACGCTGCGCTGGTAGCAGAAGGCGTGCCAGAGGAGGGCGGCGGTGATGACGGTGGAGGTTTTGCCAGAGCCGTTGGCGGCGCGAAGGGCAACGCGGGACTGAGGCTGTTCCAGGTCGCGAAGCACCTTTTCCTGCCAAGGATAGAGCTTCATCCCCAGCAAAATCTTCGCGAAGCCGACAGGGCGGCGAAGGGCGTTTAGCAGTTCAAGCTGCTTGTTGCGGGCTTTCTTGGGGTTTTTCGTTGGTGGCGGTACTGCTTGCATCAGAACCCTTTTTATTTTTGGTCGCAATTTTCTGGGGGGTATTATGCGTGGCGGACGGCGCGGGGGGCTGGCCGGTAGGGGGTGTCGTGTCTCGCCTTGTTGGCCGCCTAGAATACCTTGGAACTCTCCTAGCTTTCTTCTGTTGCCCTATACTTTCAGAGTAAAGTTCCAAAGTTTTACTCTTATGATTAAGGAGTTGAGGCGCACCATCAACAATACCATCAACTGATTTGACCGCATTGCTATTCATTCCGGCGAGAAGTTGAGCCAGCGCGGGCGATGCCGCGTGCGCGTGCGCAACCGCGCCCGCAACTTCCAACCGCGCAGAGGGTTGCGCGTATCCAAAAACCCTTTCAGCCAGCCAGGCCCGCGCTTGCCACGACTTCTCGCCCGCCTGGTGAATGGATTCGAGTAGGGAAGTCTCAAGCGCCCGCCTTGCCTTTTT